GAGCCGCTGGCCGTGGCCAAGTGGCAGGAGTTGGTTCCGATCCTGCTCGGCATGAATGTGCTGACGACAGGAGACGGCGAAGCGCTCGCGACTTTGTGTGAGGTGTACGCTGCTGCCCAGGCGTGTCTGCTCGAACTTCGTGCGACCGGGCCGGTGATAAGAACCGATCTCGGTGGCGTGAAGCCGAACCCGGCAGGCCCGCTCTACAAGGGGCTCGTCAGTCTGCAGTCGTCGCTGATGACCGAGTTCGGGCTGACCCCTTCATCTAGGGTGCGACTTGGCACGAAGCAAGAAAACCCCGCCGACGAGTTGGCAGATTTCTTCGCCCGCCATCAAGGCGGCTGAGAAGGCTGGCGTCATCCCTAAGATTGACGAGGGCCGGGCCGCACAGGTTTTCGATTTCTTCGAGAGCATCCTGCGCCACAGCAAGGGCCAGACCGCAGGCAAGGCGTTCACGCTGATGCCGTGGCAGAAGCATGTGCTCGGCAATCTCTTCGGCCGGGTGAAGCCAGACAAGACTCGGCAGGCCCGGGTTGGGTACATCGAATTACCCAAGAAGCAAGGAAAATCCACGACGCTAGCGGGCATCGCCCTCTACGGCTTGGTTGCCGATGGCGAGCAAGGCGCGGAAATCTACGGCGCGGCCTGCGACCGCGAGCAGGCTGGGATCATCTACCGCGAGGCGGCCGCGATGGTCCGCTCGTCGCCCGCGCTGTCTCGGGTGCTGGAAGTGATCGACTCGCGGAAGACGATCATTCACAAGGCGACGAACTCGTTCTATCGGGTGCTGTCGGCGGATGCGTTTCGGGCGGAAGGCTTGAACATCCATATGCTGCTCTTCGATGAGCTTCACGCACAAAGGGACCGTCGCCTCTGGGCTTTCGCCCCCGGCTGAGAGGCTGGGGGCGAAGGCCCAGGCAAAACAAGAGATGCACTAAGGTACGGCGGCGCGGCCAGACGATCCCCGCTCATTCTCTCGATCACGACGGCGGGCTACGACCGCAAGAGTATCTGCTGGGAGCAGCACGCCTACGCGGAGAAGTGCATCGCGGATCCGGCGTTCGACCCGACGTTCTTCGGTTGCATCTACGCGGCCCCGCCGGATTGCGCGGCTGACGGCACGTGGAAAGAGCCTCGGGTGTGGCGGATGGCGAATCCGTCGCTTGGCGAGACGATCACCGAGGAGTCGTTCGCGGCCGACGCCCGCGAGGCGGAGCAAAGCCCGACAAAGCTGAATTCGTTCCTGCGATACCGGCTCAATGTTTGGACGACGCAGGACACCCGGTTCTTCAAGCCCGATGCGTGGGCTGCGTGCGGCGACCCGCTGCGGGAGTTCGGCGACCGCCCCGTGTACGCCGGGCTTGATCTGGCGAGCACCTACGACCTCACCGCCCTGGTGCTCGTCTGCCCAGGCCCAGAGGACAACTCGCTCGACATCCTGCCGTTCTTCTGGATTCCAGAGGCGAACGCTGTCGAGCGGAGCCAGCGGGACAAGGTTGACTATCTCGGGTGGATCCGCGACGGGCACGTGCGAGTGACCGACGGCAACGTGACCGACTACACGGTTTTGCATCGCGATATTCTCGAAATCTGTCAGCGGCATGGCGTGCGTCGCCTTGCGGTCGATCTGAAATTTAACGGCCAGATGCTCGCCAATATGCTGCAAGGGGATGGGGTTGACGTGGTGGGATACCCACAGGGAGGCCGCGCGATGTCGGCCCCTCTGAAAGCGCTTGAGAACCTCGTGCTCGCAGGCCGCGTGCGACACGCTGGGCATCCGGTGTTTTCGTGGAACGCCTCGAACTGCGCTGTCGCCGAAGACCGGCAGGGAAACATTTACCCGAGCAAAGCCAAGTCCACTGAGCGGATCGACGGCATCGTCGCGTGCTGCGAAGGCATCGCGGCGTGGATGGGTGCAGAGCAGCGACCGAGCGAGAACCCCGAAATCTTCTTCATATGATTGCCAAGAACAAAGAACACCGCATCCTCTGGCTCCCAGGCGAGGCCCGCATGTGGGATGAGGACGGCGACTCGCGGAGTTCGGCGGGCGTCCGCATCGACTCAAACAACGCCCACCAAGTCGCCGCCGTGTTCGCGTGCCTGCGGGTGATCGCGGAGACTGTGGCGAGCCTGCCGCTGCACGTCTTGGAGCGGACGCCTGGGGGTGGCAAGCGGGTCGCCCGCGAACTGCCGCTCTATCGCCAACTTCACGCACAGCCGAACGGGTGGCAGACCTCTTTCGAGTGGCGTGAGCAGGCCGTCTTTCACGTCGGCCTCTGGGGTAACGCGTTTTCGGAATTGAAAGCCGGGCAGATCGTGCCGCTTCATCCCAGCCGGATGAAGGTTGAGCGGGTCGAGAACGGCAAGATTCGCTACAAGTTTCGCGAAGACAGGGGCACGGAGACGGTCTACTCGAACGAGCAGATCCTCCAGATTCGCGGCCCCTCCGACGACGGCATCAACGGGATGTCGATTGTGGAGGAGTGCAGGGACGCCATCGCACTAGCCCGGGCTTGCGAGTTGCACGGGGCTCGCTTTTTCGCAGCCGGTGCCCGCCCCGGGTTTGTACTCTCGACGGACGGCAACTTGAACGCGGAGGCCCGCGAGGCGCTGCGGTCGCAGTGGGACCGGCGTCACGGCGGCGTGGGAAATTCCCACAACACGGCCGTGCTCACGGGCGGGCTCAAACCCTACGAGATCCCGCAGTCGAGCAATTCCGATGCGCAGTTTTTGGAGCTGCGGCGTTACCAGTTGGACGAGATCGCCCGGCTCTTCCGGGTGCCCGGCCACCTCCTCGGGTCTGGTGCGGGCAGTGCGCAGGCCGACATTGAGTTCGTGCAGCACACGATCCTGCCGTGGCTGCGCCGGTTCGAGTCGGCGTTCATGCGCGACCTCATCGAGGACGACGATCGGTATCTGATCGAGTTCGACGTGCGCGGGCTCCTCCGCGGCGACTCTTCAAGCCGGTCGGCCTACTACCGGGCCATGTGGGACATCGGCGTTTTGAACACCGACGACATCCGCGAACTGGAGAACATGGACCCGGTCGAAGGCGGCGATGTTCGCTATCGGCCGCTCAACATGGGCACGCTGGGCGAGATGCCGACCGAAGGCGACGTGCTCGCCCAGCAACAGCCGGGCAGCGGGATCGACGGGCAGGCGGTCGAGGGCGGGCTGGCCGCCGCGGCTGGCGAGCCGGTGGTGCCTGCGACGCCGGGCGAGGCTGTCGAGCCAGCGGCTCCGCAAGTCGCGGACGTGAGCCTCAATGGTGCCCAGATCACAGGGCTCATCGCGATTCTGTCGCAAGTCCCGGCGGGCCTCATCACGAAGGACGGTGCGGCGGCGTTGATCGCCGCGTCGTTCCCGAGCATCAACGCGCAGCAGATCGCGGCGATCCTGGCGGGTGTGAATGAGACGATGCCGACGGCACCAGCGGCCGAAGCTCAGACTCCGGCTGTTCCGGCCGGGAGGTCGCTTCCGGTAAGCGAGCGTGACTGCGGGACGGGTGCGGGTGGGTTCAAGCCCGGGAACAAGTGTGCCGGTGGTGAAACCGGAGGCAGCGGAGGCGATTCGTCTGCCGCCTCTGCAGGAAACGACTCCGTCGATTCCGCTGGTGGCGGCAAGGACGGACCTGCTCATGCGCAGGGGAGCAAGGCGCACAGGCTGCGAGAAGACCACCGGAGCGAGAGACGCACTGACAACTACCCGCAAGTTAGGCAGAGCGAAGAACACACTTCAATGCGGCACACGATTGCCGAGCCGCAGTACGACACTCGCGGGCAGTACATTCCGCCAAGCCAGCCATCTGATTGGACGCCAGAGCGTCAGGCTATGCACAGGGAGGTCATCGCCGACGCTACAGCGAGCGTGCCGCGCTCTTCCGAGCCTACCCTGTATATGATGGGCGGCGGACCAGCGGCAGGGAAAAGCAGCATCATCAAAACCGGAGACGTAAAACACCCGGACAGGCACGTCTTGGCAAACCCAGACGTTTTCAAGGAAGACATCCCCGAGTACAGAGACGGGCTGGCCGCAGGGGACCACCGTGCGGCGAGGATGGCGCACGAAGAGTCGTCATACCTCAACAAGCAGGTGATGCGGGCCGCCGCCAACAACAGGCAAGACGTTGTCTGGGACGGCACCGGAGACAACAGCCTGAGCAAACTTGAGTCGCAGGTGCGCGTGTTTCGAGAGGCTGGGTTTAAGGTGCAAGCGGACTACGTGACTTGCGACACGGACACTGCTGTCCAGCGAGCCAAGGCTCGTGGAGAGAAGACGGGCAGGCACGTCCCTGAAGAGCCTATTCGCGAAACGCACGCGCGGGTATCTGAGATTTGGCCGGAGGCCGTCGCTCGCGGGCTCTTCGATCGCAGCGACCTCTACGACACGACCAGCGGCGGAAAGCCTGTATTGATCGCGTCAGCCAGGGGAACCGCTATTGATATAAAAGATCGGGCGGCTTACCAGCGATTCCTAGACAAGGCGAAGCGAGGCAAGCGTGCGGTCAGGAATCGCCGCTAGTCGAGCAGCATATCGGGACGCTGCCCCTTGGCGACCATCTCTTCGACCTGCTTCTTGACCTTCTCGAAGTAGGCTTTCGCCTCTTCGCCCTTGATGCTTGGCGCGTCCTTGCCCATGATCGCATCGCCAAGCAACTGATTCAGCGCGTCACCGTCGAGTGCCATAATTGTGCTCCTGTGAATCTTTAGCATACCACGAGGCGTATACGCCCCCGCACCGGGCCGCTCACAGCAGCAGCTCGCCGGTCACGACGTACTGCTCTGCGAGTTTTTCCATCGCTCGCACTGTCACGATGTATTCGTGCCAGCCGACCTTGTGCTGTGCAGAAGGAGCCAACATATCGGGCGTCAGCGTGTAGCGGTACGTGATGCCTCGTCCCTTCAAGGCGAGTGGGGTCTTGGTGTAGTAGTGTTTGCCGTAGTGCCCAAGGTGGGCCTCGATCTGCGAATCACCGCGACGCTTCTCTCCCATTTCTGGATAGTGAAAGTGCATTCCCATTTCCGTCCTCCTCGCGTCTAAAGCTCTCGATCCATTCCCGACGGCCCAGTGCCGTCAGGCAATCGCTGCCGGGAGTTTTTCCCGGTATCCGACCCAACTCCCACCCGACCACCGGAACCCATTCGCCTTGAGGTCGCTCAGGATCTCCCGGGCTGGCTTCTCAGCAAAAGTCACCCGGACGAACGCGTCTCCCTCAATCAGCACTCCGTCGGTGGCGGCCTCGGCGGCCGCGGCCCGCTTCGCCATTTGCTCGACCAGGGCGAGCCGCTTCCGGTCTGCCGCGATCTGCTGCCGCAGGTTCGACAACGCGTAGGGCGGGTACGGGTGAGGCTCCCAAGAGTAGGTCGGCTTGTAGTTCCGAATCTTCTCGGCTTCCGCCTCAGAAACTCCTTCCGGCATCCCTCCGGTCTTGGCGAACTTGGCGTGAGCCTTGTTGACGAACTTCATACGCTCGGCGAGCCGTTCGCGATCCGCGATCCGCTTCTGCAACTGCTCCGCTGCGTTCTCGTCGTCGCTGAAAATGTTCCGCTTTAACCGGCTTTCAAGGGTCACCGCCGCCCGTTCGTGCCGAACGGCCATCCGCTCGGACTCAATGCCAGCCCGCATTCCGTTCTCGATCCGCTTGGCATCCGCACGGGCACGCTTCTCGGAGTGGTGCCCGACCAGAATCGGCTGCCCGAACGGGATCGTGTCGGAAACGGCCTTTGCCTGCTTGAAAGAAGCGTCTGCCTTTGCGACTCGCTTCTCTGCCCACTCGCGGCGAAGCTCTGCCCGCCGCTCCATTCGTTCTCGCATGGTCATTGCTTGCGTTCCTTTCTTGTTGCGTCGATTACTCTTGCTCTGCTCGGAGTCGCTTCATCCGAATGTGCTCGTCGTTGAAACGCTCGTACCCCTTGGCTGCCTCCAGAACCTCCCGAACTGTCGAACCCTCCTTGATGCCTTTCGCCCGCAGCCACTCGATCGGAATCCCGACAATGTCGGACGCCTGCTTCTCAGTCAGCGGCTTGTCAAGGAAATTTGTCATCTCTCTCCCCTTCTTGGTGTAAGTGTCAGCCGCTTGCCGCCATCACTGCCATCGCCTTCGCGTTCGCGCCCCAGTAGTGGCCGATCAGTTCTCCGGTGTAAGCCTGAATGGCGGTCCACGGGTGCTGCTCGGTCTTGGTGTTGGGGTACTTGTAAACGACTCCGACCACCACAGATCCGCGCTTCACGAGGTACTCGGCCGGGGTGTACTGCCCGTTTCTCCCGGTCGCCTTCTTGTGAAGCTCAACGGTCACTTCTTTCGACATCGCTCACTCTCCTTTCTGGGCGGCCGCAGCCGCGACAACCTTCTCGTATTCCAACTCCCACGCTTCCGGCTGGGGCACCATTTTCATGGCCTCGCCGCCATGCCGTGCCGCGTACTCCTTGGCCCGCTTCTCGGAAATCCCGAACATCCGCTGGCTCATGTAAGGGCCGATCCATTGCCAGTTCTGGGGCTCGGGGCCAGCCATCGCAGCAGCTAACTCCCGAAAGTGATTCAAGACCGCTTCGTTCATCTCAAGCCTCCTTTCAGTCAGAGCAGTGGTAATTCACGAGCAACTCAACACCCTTGCCGGACCACTGGCCGAGCAACTCATCGAGGGCCGACCGTCCGAGCGGGGCGTCGACGTAACCGACGACAGCCTCATACCGATACCGCGGGTATTTCTTCTGGCCGTAGCAGGCCCAGCCGAAACGCTTCTTCTCAATCCGCGATTTCTCAACACCGGCCGCAACCAACTGGCTCTTGCGGCCACCGACCGCACGCACAATCCAGAAATCAAATTCGTTCACAACCAACCTCCTTCCAACTCCCGATCACCCATCCCTCACACCCCTAGTATATCCGATCGGCAATACACTGGCAAGGGGTTGAGGCAAAATAATTTCAGCCGCAGAAAAGGGCCGTTTTTAGGGGTATTTCCGAGTGGACACTTGGTAGCGTGAGAAACGCCTACTCGCGAGGCCTTCCGGCCGTCGGATGCCTGCTAAATCGCTCGGCATCTACCCTGCGGATAAACCACTGATCTTCGATCCTAAAGGCCCGCACTTTGCCCGTAGAGGCCAGCGTGCGCATCCAAGCCCTAGTAACGTCCGCTAGTTTTGCGGCCGTCCCAACGCTTACGTATTCGCCTGGATCGACTTTTGTCATGGTGGCGAAGTGTACCCCGCTGCAAGCCTGCTGGCAACGAATCCTAGATTGAGCGTATGGCAAAGTATGACCACATCGACTTCACGCCGCCTGCTGGCGTCCGCGACGAAGCCGCGAAGGGTCTCGCGTGGCGCAGCGAGTACGGCCGGGGAGGCACGGCGGTCGGTATCGCCCGGGCTCGCGACCTCTCGAACGGCGCGACGATCTCGCCCGAGACGGCCCGCCGCATGAAGGCGTATTTCGACCGCCATGAAATCGACAAGCAGGGCGAAGGATGGAACCCAGGCGAGAGCGGATTCCCGAGCAACGGGCGTATCGCCTGGGCGTTGTGGGGCTCCGATCCCGGCCGGGCTTGGAGCCGCAAACTCGTGGAACAGATGAACGCCGCAGACGAGGAGAACCGAAGCATGGTCAACGCAATCGAACGCCGCTCCCTAATCCTTGACGAAGTCGAATCCGACACGCCGCTGCTCGCGGTCGAGACGCGGAGTGACGAAGGCAGCGACGAGTCCCGCGAGTGGATCGTCGGGTACGCCGCGAAGTTCGGCGTCTTGTCCCTCGACCTGGGCGACTTCGTGGAACGCCTCGACCCGGGCGCGTTCGGGCTCGTCTCCGAGCGGCGTGGCCGCAAGAAGCCGCTGCAGACCCGGGCCTTGTGGAACCACGACCCGAACTTCCCCCTCGCCCGCTACCCCGAGACGCTGCGGCTGACCGTGGACGACGTGGGCCTGCGGTACGAGTTCCCGGTGCCCGACACGACCTACGGGCGCGACATCGCCGCGAACATTCGAGCGGGGATCGTGAAGGGATCGTCCTTCGCGTTCCAGGTCTCGTCAGGTGGTGATGAGTGGAGCATGGAAGAGGGCCGCAGCGTGCGGACGATCAAGCGGGTCGATTCGCTGATCGACGTTTCCCCGACCACGTTCCCGGCCTATCCCGATAGCGACGTTGCGGTTGCCAAGCGTTCATATGATCAGTTCCTCAAGCGGCAGGCCCACGTGATTGCGAAGCACACTGCCGCCATCGGAAAGATCGGCCAGATCAAAGACTTCTTGAGGACGCATGGCCGCTAGAAGCGGGGATTCCTGCCCCAAGTGCACCGCGGGACGGTTGCTGGTCGCATCCAGCCAGCGGCAGGGGGAGTACCAAATTCGGTACTTGCGCTGCCGCGATTGCGGCTGCACGGACAAGCACGTGCTGCCCGCGGTCGAGGTTCGCCGCGCGAAAGCGGGCTAGGGTTCGTTTACTGCCCGCCCATCTTTTTCTGCAAGGGTTGGGGCGTGTCTCCATAGCGTGAGGGTATCGGCGGCATCGGTCGCCGGAATACCCGAACACAGGAGACGCTCACGTGGCTGTCGAAAAGCTCAAGGCTCTGCTCGATGAACTGGCTGCCGTTGTCGCCGAGATGGAGGCGATGACCGAGGACGCCCCCGAGGGCGAAGACGCGGCCCCGATGACCGAGGAGCAGGAAGCGTCGCTCCGCTCGCTCGAAGTGAAGGCCGACAAGTTGCGCGAGCGGATCGAGTTCGTGCAGCGTGTCCAGGCCAAGGAAGCCCAGTTGCGGTCCGTGCTGGAGCGTTCCGCACCCGTCAAGGCGATTGAGACCCCCACCGAGGAGACCCCCGTGGAAAAGCGTACCGTCCATGCCGTGCCGAAGAGCCACGGCGTCCTTCGCGCGTTCAAGGATTCCGAGACCGCGTACCGCGCCGGTATGCACCTCCGCGGCTATGTCTTCGGCGATGCCGAGGCCCGTCGGTGGTGTGCCGACCACGGTGTCGAGCAGCGTGCCCAGGCCGGTGGCATCAACAGCCTCGGCGGCGTGCTGACCAGCCCCGAGATGTCGAGCGAGATCATCCGGCTCGTGGAGGAGTTCGGCTCCTTCCCGGCGAACGCTCGCCGGGTGTCGATGAACTCCGACACGCTCGTCGTGGCCCGTCGGACCGGTGGCCTTGCGGCTCGCCCGGTCGGTGAGAACGTCGAAGTTTCGGCGAGCGACGTGACGTTCGACAACATCGAACTGAACGCGAAGATTTGGGGCGTGGCCAACCGCGTGCCCAACTCGCTGCTCGAAGACTCGATCATCGACCTCGCCGACGCGATGGCGGTGGAGATCGCCCAGGCTTACGCCGAAGCGTTCGACAACGCGGGCTGGGCTGGCGACGGTTCTTCGGCCCACCACGGTGTCGAGGGTGTGGCCACGAAGATCCTGAAGTCGGGCTACTCGAAGTCGGTCGTCACCGCCCCGAGCGGCGACAACGTCTTCGCGGAGCTGGAGCTGAAGTCGTTCACGGACCTCGTGAGCCGCCTCCCGCTCTATGCCCGTCGTCAGGCCAAGTTTTACGTGAGCCCGGCCGGTTACGGTGCGTCGATGCTGCGGCTCATGGTGGCCTCGGCTGGCAACAACGTGGCCGACATCGCGGGCGGTGCTGGCCTCCAGTTTCTCGGCTTCCCGGTCGTGCTCGTTCACTCGCTCACCAGCGATCTGACCGGCACGGGCGGCAAGGTCGCGGCGCTGTTCGGCGACCTCTCGCAGGCCGCGACGTTCGGCGAGCGGCGGGCCGTCTCGATCCGCACCGCAAGCGAGCGGTACATCGAGTTCGACCAGACGTTGACCTTTGCGACCACCCGCAACGCGATGGTGGTGCACGACCTCGGCTCGACCACGGTGGCCGGTCCGATCGTCGCCCTCAAGTTCGCCGCCTAACCTCGACCCCCTCAAGGAGACCCTGACCCCATGAACCACGTTGCTTCCACCAAGAGCGTTGAGAAGGTCGAGACGAGCGTCGCCTCGTCCGCTACTCACTCGCTCGAAATCGACACGCTCGGCTTCGCCTACGCGTCGATTGACGTTGCGTTTTCCCCCTTCGCCGGTTCAAGCGGCCCCACGGCTGCCGCCACGGTGCTTCGTCTCGCTCAGTCCGACGTGTCGGGCTCGGGTCAGACGAACATCAGCGGCATGGTCGGCGGGACCGACTACACCGTGGCCGCCGGTACGACCGCGACGGGCGGCGTGGGCTACTCCCACCGCTTCGACGTGGATCTCCGCGGCAAGAAGCGTTACCTGACGGTCTACGCGACGCCCGCCAGCGCGTGCGGCGTCGTGACCATCGCTCGCCTGTCGAAGGGCGAGGCGGGGCCGGTTGACGCGACCAGCAAGGGCGTCAACACGCAGGCCGTCGGCTGATCGCTTGACAGCGTGACCAAAGTGAACGGCGGGGTAGGCAATCGCCTGCCCCGCCGTTTCTCTTTTTGGAGCGATCCATGCTTGTGCAAGTCGGCGGTTCGTCGGTCGAAGTGCGGTGCGAGGCGATCCTGTCGGGGCCGCGATTCGGGCCGCTCATCAACGCATTCGGGTTCATCGAGGCGCTGATGCCTCTCCACATTCGCCCTACGCTTGGTCAGGGGGCGTTTTGGAGTCAGGTGCTCACGCGGATGATGGAGCAATTTCAGGACACGACTGAGTACGTCCTGTGCCTAGATATGGATTCCTTCATATCGAAGGAATCCGTCGAACACCTGTTCGCGATGGCGATGACGTTCCAATGCGACGCGTTGGCTCCGCTGCAGACGAAGCGAGAGGACGGGCGGCCGATGCTCACGCTCCTCGACACGCTTGACAATCCGCCGGAGGGCGGCACGACGAGCCTGCCGATGGAGTGGTTCGGTGCCCCCGTCCAGCAGGTCGATACGGCGCACTTCGGCTGCACGATCATCAGCACCGCCGCCTTGAAGCGGATGAAGAAGCCGTGGTTTCAGGAGACGCCCGATCCGAATGGTTCTTGGCATGACGGAAGAACTGATTCCGACATTGGCTTTTGGAGGACGTGGAAAGCGTCTGGCAACCGGCTCTATGTCACGCCCCGCGTGTGCATCGGGCACGGCGAATACGTGATCACGTGGCCCGGGAAGAACTTCGCCTCGCCCGTCTTCCAGTACACGACCGAATGGCAAGAGACGAAGAAGCCGCCGAAAACTGCATGGAGCCTGCCGCAGGAATGAAAATAAAACTGGTCAAGGCAGTCAGGTCGTACCGCAAGGGCGACGTGATCGAGATCGAGGATGCGGCCGGGCGGCTCTTGATCGCCGACGGCTACGCGGTCGAGGAGCGGCAGCGGAATCTGATCGAGACGGCGACCGTCGAGGAACGCTCCGAGACGGCCGACCTGAACCCCCGGAGAAAGCCGTGAGATACCGCAGCCTGAAACGCACGACCGCCCCAGTGGTCGAACCCGTGTCGCTGGCCGACGCCAAGTCGCACTGCCGCGTGGACTCAAACGCCGACGATGCTCTGATCGTGGGCTACATCCAGACGGCTCGCGAACTTGTCGAGGACTACCTCGACCGCAGCCTTGTGACCCAGCAGTACGTCATGCGGCTGGATTCGTTCCCGCCGGAGATCGAACTGCCCCGGCCGCCAATGAGCGCGACGACGACCGCCGTCACCGTCACCTACACCGTCTCGACCGGCGAAACCGTGACGCTGCCACCCACCGAGTACCGAGTGGATCGCGACGCCACGCCGGGGCGGATCCGCACGCTCTACAACGGGTCTTGGCCGTCGCACCTCTTGGACACCAACTCCGTCGCGGTCACGTGGTGGGCGGGCTACGGCTCGTCGGCTGACGTTCCGCAGCGGGTGAAGTCGGCCATGCTGATGACGATCTTGGCCCTCTACGACGGCCGTGGGGATGCCCAGTTGCCGCCCGGGGCGAAGGCTCTACTCGACACCGTGTCGTGGGGGTCTTACACGTGATCAACGCCGGGCAGATGCGCGAGCGGGTGACGGCCCAGGTCGCCACGCAGACCACCAACACGCTCGGCGAGCCCATCCCCACGTGGAGCGAGTTCGCGACCGTGTGGGCCAGCGTCGAAGGCGTGACGGCTCGCGAGTTGCTTCTGGCTGGCCAGCAGCAGACGGAGATTTCGCACCGCGTGCGGATGCGTTATCTGCCGGGCCTGACCGGCCAGATGCGGCTTCTGTGGCGGGGCCGCACGCTTGAGATCATGTCGATTCTGGAGCACGACAACCGCAGCGTTCACGAGTTGATCTGCCAGGAGACGAGCTGATGGCCGTTGCCGGTGCCAAGATCAGCGTCGAGTTCCCCGAACTAGAGAAACTCCGCGCGGGGATCCGCAATCTGGGCGACAAGGCCGCCGCGGCCCAACTCCTCGGCGATGCCCTCTACAAGGCTGTCTACCCGGCATTCCTACGGCTGGGCGAGGTGACTCCCATCGGCCCGGCTCGCAACATGCGGCGGGCGGTTGATCTCAAGATAAAGACTTACGCCCGCACGGGGAACGCGGTCGCTCTCTTCGGCTATCGCCGGGCCGCTGCCGAAGACAGCGAGAGCGCACAGGGCGGCACGATCCAGGCCGGTCCAGACCGGGCTTTTCATCAGTGGTGGTTGGAGTTCGGGACCAAGCCCCGGGTCATCGACAAGCCGACGCCGCCGAAGCGGTATTTCCGCAGTTCCTACGTGAAGGGCGGATTCCTGCGAAAGTCCCACACCCGGATTCGCAACGGGAAGCCGGTGACCGTTCGCGCCCACCCTGTGACGGCTCACGCGGTGAGTGCCCACAACGTCACGGAACTGCGGCCCTCCTACTTCGCGAGCAGTTTCAACGAACTGGGGCCGTTTGAAATCCAGAAGGTGCGGGGCGACCGCAAGAAGTTCACGACCAACCCGCCGACCCCGAAAGCGTTCTTTAAGCGGTCTTCGACGCCGATCATCCTGCCCGCCGTGCAGCCCGGCGGCCGGGCGGGGCTGCCGCCGGTCCAGACGGCATGGAACCAGACAAAGGGGTTGGTGGCCGAGCGGCTGCAGTCGGAGTTGCGGATTTCACTGGAGGCGGCGGTCAAGACGCTCGTCTTCCGCGGGTCTGGGTCGATCACCGGCGCGCTGACGAACGCCGGGGGCTGACGCTGCAAGCATCGCCTACCTAGGCGGCATGATGCGGGTATGTCGCTCAAAAGCCCCGAGGTCGTGATCCGCAACGCCCTGGTGGCGAACACGGCCGTCGCGGCCGTCGTGGGCACCCGGGTGTTTCCGGTGCTCGCCCCCGCCAGCGCCGACATCCCGTTCCTCACCTACCGCCGCAGCGGCGTCCAGCGTCAGCACACGCTCTCCGGCCCGATGGGGATGCCGACCGTGATTCTCTCGCTCGATATGTACGCCGAGACCTACGAGGCAGTAAGGGAACTGGCCGACAAGTGCCGGGTGTGTCTGGATGGGTACGGCACCGCTCAGTCAGACTCAATCGTAGTGAACAACGTCTCGCTCGATAACGAGTCGGACGGGTTCGTGCAGCTAGCCGGTGGCGACACGCCGCCCGTGTATTCGGTGTCGCAAACGTACTCGATCATCTGGAAGGAGATTTAGGAAATGTCCTTTACGCCTCACGACGGAACCGGCACGACGCTCGCGCTGGGCGCGACGCAGTACACCGTGACGAACATCGTCATTTCGTTCACCGACCCGACCGCCGACCAAGAGAAGATCGACGTTTCGCACCTGGGCCTGACGACCGGCGCGTCCATTCGGACGATTGACCGGCCGCTGCAGGGCAGCGTGAGCGACACCGGCCGCACGGTTCAGTTTGACTACCTCGGCCGCACGATCATCGCTGACGCCTCGACCGGCACGTGCACCATCATCACGGGCGGCGTGGGCACCGCTGGCGTTACCCTGCTGAGTGGCGTGGCCTACACGGTCAACGCCTCGACGCTGACGCTGGCAACGAACGACGCGATCCGCGGACAGGCTACCCTTCGTATCGCCCGCGTGTAGTCGTCTGACGGAGGCCCGTCATGGCGAACGTATGCACGGGGGTCAGCGTCACGTGGAGCGGCCAGACTCTCGGTGAGGTCACCGAGATCGACACTCGCGTGGGCGGCAGCCTGCCGCTCGCGCGGGCGAGCACGTGGTCGCTTGACGCGGGCACTATATCTCTCAGGTGCCTGTCTACTGCCGCGATTGCAGTCTCCGAGTACGGGAAGAAAGCCACGCTGTCGATTCAGGGCGGCGGCCTGACCTACTCGACTAAGGCGATTTGCGAATCGCTGCAGATGGCTGGCAAGGTGAACGATGTCGCGCGTTACGCGGCCACCTTCCGCATCGCAATGGAGTGAAACAAATGAGCCTTTCCGCAGATCAGATCCTCGCCGCCGACGACGCCTCCCTCCTTGAAGTGAAGGTCAAGGAGTGGGGCGGATCGGTGTTTATCCGCGTAATGACGGTTGCCGAGCGTGACGCCTACGAGCGCATGTGGATCGGCAAGCGCGAAACGGGCATCGAGAACTTCCGCACGGAGTATCTCCAGCGGGTGCTCTGTGACGAGAAGGGCAACCTCCTCTTCACGCGCGAGCAGATCGAGAAGCTCGGGAAGAAGTCGGCGGCCGTGATGACGCGGCTCTTCGACCGTGCGATGAAGCACAACGCGATGTCGGAGGGCGATGTGGAGGAGTTGGGAAAAGGCTGAACGTGTCCGAGACGCGAAGGTTCGCCTTCGCGCTCGCCGGGCACCTGAAGATGACGGTGGCGGAGTTGATGGCTCGGATGTCGAGTCGCGAGTTCACGGAATGGAAGGCTTACACGCGGTTCTTTGAGGCGATCCCCGATTCCTGGGCGGAGACGGGCCTTGTCGTGTCGGCGGTGCTCGCACCGCACTGTGCGAAAGGCAAGACTCCACCAGCGTCGGACTTCAACCCCATCGAAAAGCCGCCGCAGCATCCGGCCCAGGCTCGCGACGTGATTTTGGATCTCAAAAAAGCGCTTGGGGTTGAGTAGTGTCAACGATTCTCGGACTCGCGTTGAAGGTGACGGGCGATGCCTCATCGCTCGCGAAGTCGCTTGATCCCGTTGACAAGGCGCTGCAGAGGATCGGTGCGCAGGCGGAGCGGGCCACGGCCGTCTTCGCCCCGTTCACGGCGGCCTCGTCTGCCGCAGCCCGGGCGCAGGAGCAGTTTGCGGAACGCTTTGGCAATCTGGCCAAGCAACTGCAAGACGACATTATAGGTCCGCAGGAGTTCGCGGCGGCGTTTGCCCAACTGAAAGAGGAGGCGGAGCAGGCCGCCGATGTCTTTGAGCGTGGCATCCGCACGACCGCACAGTACGCCACGGAGCAGCAGGACGCCGCTGGCAAGATCACCAAGCTGGTCGAGGAGTTGCGGGCCGGTTCCATCGACGCCCCGACGTTCGAGAGAGCCCTGGCCTCGCTCGCGGGCGTGGACTTGTCATCGTCGGAGGACGCCGCGAGGTTCATCGGAATCCTCGCGCAGAATGCTCGCGACGGGTCGATCGACATCGAGCGGGCCGCGGCGTCTCTCACGCAGTTGTCGGAGGCCAACGAGGCGGCCAGCGACTCGCAGGCATCGCTTGTGACGACCAGCGGGCAGGCCAATCTGCAACTCTCTGAATTGAGCGGGCTCCTGAGTCTGCTCCCTGGGAACCTCGGCGGCGTCGCCGCACGAGTGTCTGGGTTGTCTAGTGCCGTGCAGGGCTTTGAGAAATTGACGGCAGGCGGCCTGACGCGATCCGTTAGCACGCTCGGTAATTCGTTCGGTGCGCTGGCCAACCCGGTGGGGATTGGTGTGGCGGCTATCGCTGGCTTCGGTGCCGCAGCGTCCGCGATCGTGGCGGGAGTCGCAAACCTTGAAGGTCGCGTCGAAGCATTGGGCTTCGCGGCGGAGCAGGCGGGCACTGACTTCCAAACGATTCAGGTGCTAGACGAAGCGGCGCGCCGCACGGGCACGTCAGTCGATGCTCTGGCGAGCGGCGTCCAGAAGTTCGCCGTCACGATTGACAAGGCCCGGTCGGGATCCGGCGAGGCCGCTGCGGCGTTCCGCGAACTGGGTATCTCGCAAGAAGCCTTGGCCAACAGCACCCCGGTACAACTCGCGGAGCAGACGGCCGAAGCCCTGTCAAAGATCGAAGATCCCGCCCGCCGGTCGGCCTTGCAAGTGGATTTGCTGGGTAAGAGCGGCGAGACGCTGCGGCGAGGGTTCAGCGCGTTCACCGAGGCAGAGAGCGCTCTGGATCGGTTCAACGCTACTCTGACCGACGTTGACCGCGATCTCCTCGCGCAACTCGGCACGGCCTTTGACGACGTGCAGACGGCGATCTTGGGGCTGACACTCAACACGCTGCGGCCGTTCATCGACTCCGTGAGCAGCGGTGCCGGGGCGTTGTCGGAGTTCATCGGATTCGGCGGGCGGATCGCGGAACTGTTCGGCCGCGTGCTATCGCCGCTCATTGACTCGTTCGCCGACACGCTGAAGCTGGTCGGGCTGGCGTTCGAGGGGCTCAACGCCGGTCTTGACTTCGTATTCGGCAAGGCCGAGCAGGCGGAGCAGCAAGTCGGTAAGGTCCGCGTCCAGGCCGAGAGGCCGCTCAACGGCGGGTTTGCCAAAGACTTTGAGCGGGCGATGAGCGGTGTGAACGACCAACTCTCCCGGGCGTCGCTCGAATCGGAGAAGTTTGGCGTGGCCGGTTCGCGAGCCTTCGCAGAGTACGAGCGCACGGCCGAGAGCCTTCGCAATCAGTTCGCCTCCAAGATCATTGACGAGGGCGCGTTTGCCCGCGGGATCGAGCGGGCCAACGAGGCGTATCGCCAGCAGATCGAACTCGCCCGCCGGGCGGCTGAAGAGGTGGATCGCAAACTGCAGGCTGACCGTGCGACGGCTGACGAACTCATCAAGCAGCAGCGGATCATCCAGACCTTCGGCGGCGACAACGCGCGGGCGCAGGCGGCGGAGACCGTGCTCGCTGTTGAGCGAGAAATCAACCGCGTGCGACAGGAAATCGAATCCGCCGCTCCGTCAAGCGCACGCGCCCAAGAGGGCGAGGCCCGAATCCTGCAACTCCAGCAAATCGCAGCGGAGCAGCAGCGGATTGCGGACGGCAGCGCCCAAGCGGAACAAGAGACGAAGGCTCGCGTGGATGCGATGCTCGCGGCGACCGAGCAGCGGACGAGGGAAGAGCAGCAGATCATCGACCTCACCGCCGAGCAGTTGCGGTTGGAGGAAGAGATCAATCTGGCCACGGTTGAGCGTCGAAACGAGGACGCTCTCGCCGCGTCGGCAAGGCTTGCCCAGATCGACCAATACAGAGCAAAGCTCGAAGAACAGCAGCGGATCGCCGCGCAGGCCGCAGACGAAGCCGAGCAGGGTTTCGGCGACGGCTACGCAAAGGCTTTCGAGCAGACGAACAAAGACATTCAGGGGCTCATCGGCCGAGCCCAGGAATTCGGCAATGTCGGCGCACTCGCCTTTGACGCCCTGCGGGTTGGCGTGGAACGCGCCCAGCAGCAGGCGAAGGACGGCATCCTCACCGCCGAAACGTACCAGCGTGAGGTGGAGCGGCAGCAGGGGCTTTTCCAAGAGCGGCTGGCTGCCGCAGAGCGTGTCGAAGGTTTCCTGCGCTCCCAGTTGGACGAGCGGCAGAAGGCCGAGCTGGAAGCCATCAAGCAACGCGAAGAGCGGGAGAAGCAGGCGAAGGTCAACGTCCAGGCTATTGAGGCGAAGATCGCTTCGGAGAAGGCCGCCCGCGACGCCACCAGCAATCTCCGCGAGAGGCGTGCCGCAACGACGCGAATTAATGCACTCGAAAAAGCCAAGCGTTCCGAAGACGCGATCGCCCAGGGGCGCAACGCCAATAACGAGCGGCAGATCCAGCAGCTCGCCCGCGGTGACTCCGCTGCCCAGCAATTTCAGAGCCTCATCGCCCGCCAGAACGACGCCTTCCTCTCGGGCTTCCAAAACGCTTACGCCGGTGCGAACGCCGCCCTCGCTCAGAGTGCCCGCGTCGCGGAGGAGCAGGCCCGCCGGATGGAGGCGCTGACACGGCCGACGAACGCCACGGCGAACGTCGCTGATATTCGCACCGCCGAAGGGCAGGCGTTGGTGCAGGACGTTGCCGCCCAGGCCCAAGACCCCGCATTGATCGAGGCCCGATTGCAGACGCGGGCGCTGCAAACCATTTCGCAGGCGGTGCTCGGTGCGTCCGCTCAGTATCTCTCAGAAAACAACGCGCCGGTGGCAATAGTCGGCGCAGCACGCTTAGGGTGATTCATGCCAGTTGTTTCAACTAAGGAACTGGGCCGCACGTTCGACGCCGAGATCGGCAAGCCTTCCGTACTCAAGCGGAGGTGGATTTGCGTACTCTCCGACGACACGCTGACGGGAACGCCGGTCACAGAGGACGAGATCGTAGCCGCTACAGGCGTCGGCACATGGGGAACCGCTCACCCGCTGCGCGCGTGGTTTGTGCTGCGGAAGTATTCGATACGAGAAGGCTTCGACGGCAGCCCCTATCACGTCGAGGTGACGGCTGAGTATGGGCCAATGCGGGCAGCGGAGTTGCAGGCCCCGTCAGCTCGGCCAGCGGAGTGGAGCGCCGAGGCTACGCAGGGCGAGTATCCCGCGCTCTTCTATTACGACAGCGGCACGACGAAGCCGATGACGAACTCTGCGAACGATTACTTCCCCGGCCTAACGACTACGGAATCAATCGTGCGAGCGACGGTGAAGAAAAATTTCTCGTCCTGGCCGTCCGCGTGGTTTGCTGCGAACAACTGCGTCAACAGCGACTCTTATTTAGGTTGTCCGCAGCACACGCTGCGCGTAAACGGCATTACGGCGAACCTTGCTTTCGAGGAGCAGTCGGGAGGCACCATCGTGTATTACGAGGCGACTGCCACGCTGCTTTACCGCGAGAGCGGCCACAACTTGCAACTGCCAGACATTGGCTTCAACTTCATCGACGGCGGGCAAAAGCGCAGAGCGATGGTGTTCGATTTTCAGAATTCCGAGTGGGTGCCATCTCCGAATCCCGTAGCACTCAACGGCAGCGGCGGGCTGGCCAGCGGCGCGCCGTCGATCCTCGACCGCCGCGTTTGCCCAGAGGCGAACTTCGGCGGGCTCTTCGGAGCCTCGCCATGACGACGCCACGCGACCGCGTACAGTTCACGCGCGAATCCGCCGAGCGGATTGCGAGCGTTGTGCGTCAGGTGGAACTCACGCCGACCGGCGGGCGGCCAATGTCGTTCGAGGCGGTGCAGTCGCAGTCTCAGGTGAAGCCGTTTCGCATGGCGACCTTCACTGCCGCGTGGGGCACCGGCACCTCGCAAGTGCTCACTTTTAAGAACCAGACGGCGACGCCCAACACGGTTGTGGCGTTCAACCAACTTTACGACGTGGCCCCTTTCAACACGGCGCAGCC